GGTTCTGAGATGGCCTTTTGGAAAAAACTCACAGCCTATGTGGGCTGGAATTCAGTTCACGAGGCTGCTGGCTCAGGCCGCAGATCTCGTGTTTGGAATCCTGGTGACCCGGGGGCGGTCTCGGCGATGCTGGCCACGGGCAATCAACTGCGGGTCAAGTCGCGAGACTTGGTGCGCCGAAACGCTTGGGCGGCCAACGCGGTCGACAGCTTTGTTTCGAATGCAATCGGCACTGGCATCAAGCCGCAATCCTTGGTGGATGACCCCAAGTTTCGGGAGCGAATTCACGCTTTGTGGTGGCAGTGGGTGGAGGAGGCAGACAGCAACAACCTCACAGATTTCTACGGCCTGCAGTCACTAGCCTGCCGGGCCATGGTCGAGGGCGGCGAATGCCTGATCCGTATCCGCAATCGGCGACAAGAGGATGGCCTGAGTGTTCCGATCCAGTTGCAGATTCTGGAGCCCGAGCACCTGCCTTTGAGCCTGAACACGCTCAGCGCATCGGGTAACCCGATTCGTAGCGGCATCGAGTTTGACGCCCTTGGACGTCGGGTGGCTTACCACCTTTACCGCGAGCATCCGGGGGACCCGAGCTTGACGGTCAATGGCAATGACCTGGTGCCCGTTCCTGCTGAGGAGATCGTTCACCTGTTTCGCCCACTGCGGCCAGGTCAGATTCGTGGCGAGCCCTGGCTGTCGCGAGCCTTGGTCAAGCTCAATGAACTCGATCAGTACGACGACGCAGAGCTGGTTCGAAAAAAGACGGCAGCCATGTTCGCTGGCTTCATCACGCGCCAGTCGCCTGAAGACCAATTGCTGGGCGAAGGCGAAGCAGATGAGTTGGGCGTAGCCATGGCGGGTTTGGAGCCAGGAACCCTGCAAGTCCTGGAGCCGGGTGAGGACGTGAAATTCTCTGATCCAGCGGATGTTGGTGGCTCCTATGCGGAGTTCCTTCGGGTGCAGTTCCGTGCAGTCGCTGTGGCCATGGGTATCACCTATGAGCAGTTGACGGGCGACCTTTCGGGTGTGAACTACTCGTCGATCCGTGCCGGGCTCCTGGAATTCCGTCGCCGTTGTGAAGCCATCCAACACGGTGTGATCGTGCATCAGATGTGTCGACCGATCTGGCGTGCCTGGATGGATGCGGCAGTGCTCAGTGGTGCGCTGGCCGCACCTGGATATGCCAAAAGCCGTCAAGCCGCCAGAGCGTGGCAGACGGCGAAGTGGATTCCCCAAGGCTGGCAGTGGGTAGATCCTGAAAAGGAATTCAAAGCCTTGCAGTTGGCCATTCGATCCGGATTGATGAGCCGTTCCGAAGCGATTTCGTCCTTTGGCTACGACGCGGAATCGATCGACAAAGAGATCGCAGCTGACAACGCACGAGCCGATGCGTTGGGACTCGTTTTAGATACGGACCCCAGGCAAGTGGCCCGCAATGGCGCGACCAACTCGGCAGTGCCATCGCTCCCCCCTGACTCACCAAGCGCGCCTTTGGTTGATCAGCAAACCTAACTCAGAGGACCTATGAACCACATCTCGTCGATGCCACATCTGGCATCGCGAATCTTTGGCACGCCCCTGCTGATTCACCCCAGAAAGCTGGATGTGATTCTCTCGGTGATTGGCCCCCGTTTGGGGTTGGCCATGTCAGATGATTCGCAACAACTCATAAAGCACTTGGCTGCGCAGGCCCCGCCTGCCAATCCAACCTCGTTGACATCGAACATCGCAGTCATCAGCGTGTCCGGCACTTTGGTGCGGCGAGCGGCAGCGGTCGATGCGGCCTCGGGCCTGACCAGTTACTCGGCCATCAGTGCGCAGCTTGCGCAGGCGGTTCGGGATCCTGCAGTCAATGCGATCTTGCTGGACATTGACTCACCAGGCGGCGAAGCCGGTGGTGCGTTTGATCTGGCAGACCAGATCGTGGCGGCTCGGCAGATCAAACCCATCTGGGCCGTTGCCAACGACGACGCGTTCTCAGCAGCGTACGCCATTGCCAGTGCAGCCACCCGGGTCTATGTCACCCGAACTGGTGGTGTGGGCTCTGTTGGCGTGATCGCACTGCATGTGGATCAGTCCCAGCGGGACGCCATGAACGGACTTCGCTACACGGCGGTGTATGCCGGGGACCGCAAGAACGACATGTCGCCTCATGCGCCTTTGTCTACCGATGCGGCGCAAGCCCTACAGGCCGAAGTGGACCGGCTGTATGGCCTGTTCGTTTCGACGGTCGCAGTCAATCGAAACCTTTCTGCACAAAACGTTCAAGACACCGAAGCCGGACTGTATTTCGCACAAGACGCGATTGATGCCGGTCTGGCCGACGTGGTCGGGACGCTTGACGACGCACTGCTTGCTCTGAGTGAAGAGCTCCAAACGAAAACGACATCCATCGCGCGAATTCAAGGTTCGGGCCGCGAGATGGGGATCTCCACGCCCGGGCCGTCCATGAAAAGGAGCGTTTGCATGCAAAACGATGCAACCCAAACTGCCGATGGGCAGACCAACCAAGAAGAGCAACACCAACCAGCCGACCAGACAGATACTGGGCCTGCAAAAGATGGCGATGCCGCTCAAAGCACGGGTGATCAACCCGGCGCTCAGGTGCAAGCCAGTGCCGCAGCTCAAGGCCACGACATCAAGGCGGCCAGTGCCCAGGTGCTGGCCATTGCCGAGATGTGTCTTCTGGCGGGCAAGTCCGAGATGACGGCGGCCCTGATCGAGCGTGGTGTCTCAGTTGACCAAGCTCGCAAGGAGCTGTTGGCGGCCAAGGCCTCTGGCTCTCCCGAAATCTCCAGCCGCATCTTGCCCGAGGCAGGAACCCAAGCCAAGACCGAAGACAGCCCTGTCGTTCGTGCCGCGCAGCAGCGCGCTCAAAAGCAGCGTGACGCATCGCAAGTCACCCACCGTTAATAGGAGAACCTGATGACTGCCATTACCAATGACCTCACCTTGGGCGACCTGCTCAAGTACGAAGAGGAAAACCTGTATTCCCGTGACCAGGTCACAGTGCTTTCTGGACAAAACCTCAAGCTCGGTGCCGTGATTGGCCGAGTCAGTGCGACCCAAAAGGTCAAAGCACTCGACCCTTCTGCAACCGACGGTTCCGAGGTCGCGGCTGGCGTGGTGCTGCAAAGCATCGATGCCAGTGCCGCAGAAAAAACCAACGGCCTGATTGTTTCGCGTCAGGCCATCGTGGCCGATCACGCGCTCATCTGGCCTTCTGCCATCACCTCGGAAGAAAAAACCGCAGCCATCGCTCAGCTCGAAGCGATTGGTGTCCTCGTTCGCCAAGGAGTCTAAGCAATGAACAATCCTTTCCAGTCCACCGCGTTTTCGATGACGGCGCTCACCGCTGCCATCAACATCCTGCCTAACCAGTTCGGCAAGCTCGATCAGATCAACCTGATGCCTGCTCGTCCTGTGCGCTTTCGCCAAATTGCGGTGGAAGAGCGCAATGGCGTTCTGAACCTGCTGCCTACACTGCCTGTCGGTGCCCCTGGCACGGTGGGCAAGCGTGGTCGCCGCACGCTGCGCTCGTTCATCATCCCGCACATTCCGCACGACGATGTGGTGCTGCCCGAAGAAGTGCAAGGCCTGCGTGCCTTTGGTTCTGAAACCGACACCGAAACCATCGCGAATGTGATGGCCGAGCATCTGCAGTCGATGCGCAACAAGCACGCCATCACGCTCGAGCATTTGCGCATGGGCGCACTCAAGGGCGTGATCCTGGATGCGGACGGTTCGGTCCTCTACAACCTCTTCGATGAGTTCGGCATTGAGCCCAAGGAGTTCAACTTCGCGCTCAACAACGAGAAAACCGATGTCAAGAAGAAGTGCCTGGATCTCAAGCGCTACCTTGAGCTCAACCTCAAGGGCGAATACATGACCGGCGTTCGCGTGCTGGTCTCTCCGGAGTTCTTCGATCTTCTGACGGCTCACCCCAATGTGGTCAAGGCATATCAGTGGTACCAGGAGAGTCTGGCGCTGCGTGCAGACCAACGCACCGGTTTCACCTTTGCGGGCGTCACCTTTGAGGAGTATCTGGGCCAAGCATCCGATGTGGATGGCAATGTCCGCAAGTTCATCGCCTCTGGCGAAGGCCATGCCTTCCCCGAAGGCACGGTGGACACATTTGCCACGTACTTCGCACCGGCTGACTTCAACGAGACGGTCAATACGCTGGGCCAGCCCCTGTACGCCAAGCAAGAGCCTCGTGAATTTGGTCGTGGCACGGATCTGCACACGCAGAGCAATCCGCTGCCGATGTGCCATCGCCCTGGGCTCTTGGTCAAGCTCCTGGCCAGCTGATGCCACGCGATCCGTTTGCACTGGGTGTCAAGCGGCTGTTCGCAAGTTTGGGATCCCCGGCGCAGTACAGCACTGTGGCCGGGGAGACCATCGAACTCAAGGTCATCAGCAAGGCACCGGATTCGGTACAGGAATTCGGCCAGTCACATCTGGCAATGACCTCGTATCGGTTTGACTTGCAAGCAGCCGATGTTGCCCGGCCTCAAGAGGGCGATCGCCTGACGTGGCGGGGTGTCATCTACGTCATTCAAGGCGATGCGCTGGTCGACCGTGATCGTTTGATCTGGACGGTGAGCGCCTACCCCTTGCCTGACTATCCCTCGACGGCGAGATCAGCATGAGCGTGAAATCGGGTGTGAGATTACTGGCTGCCCTGCAGGGCGATCTCTCCAAGATGATGGCGCAGGAGCTGAACTCGGCTCGGGTGGCAGTGACCACAGGCGTGCGAGAGGCGACACAAGGACTCAAGAGTGAATTGCGCTCGCAAATCGAAGGCTCTGGTCTGGGCTCACGTCTGGCCAATACCTGGCGTGGGGAGGTGTACCCGAAGGGACGCCCCAGCTTGGGTTCGGCGGGGCTTGTGTACAGCCGCGCGCCTGTTGTCGTTGCGGCGCACGACCAAGGTGCGTTGATCCGTTCGAAGAACGGGTTTTGGCTCGCCATCCCGCTCCCTGCAGCAGGCACTGGGTCACGCGGCAAACGCATGACGCCTGGTCTGTGGGAGCGCATGCGCGGTCAACGACTGCGCTTTGTGTATCGCTCAGGCAAACCGTCGCTCTTGGTGGCGGACAACTTTCGGGCCAAAACAGGCAAGCGCGGAGGCTTCGCGGCAGCATCTGCCTCCGCTCAGAAATCAGGGTGGGGGCTGACCACAGTCCCCATTTTTTTGTTGGTACCGCAAGCCCAACTCAAGAAGAAATTCGACATCGCCAGTGCCGCCCAGCGGTGGCAAGACAGGCTGATGGTGTTGGTCACGCAGTGGTGGCCAGAAGAAAGTTCGGACACATGAAATGACGATCAAAACCAGCCAACGAGAAGCGGCGCTGGGGGCTTTGTTCACGCTGTTGGACGGCCTTCCACTGCAGCCCAGTGCCATACGCAGAAATTCATCTTTGCCTGAGCGTCTCAGCGAGCACGCTATGGTGTTCCTGCGAGATGGGGACATGACTCAGGTCGATGTCACCTTGTCGCCTGTCACCTATTTGTGGGAGCACGCGGCAAGCATCGAAATCTATGTCGCGCACCCCGAGGCATCTGCCAGAGACGCGCGCATGGATGAATTGCTTCAGGCGCTGGGAACCCTGGTCTTGGCCGATCCGACCTTGTCTGGACAGATCGACCACACCGAAGTGATGCCGCCCAAATTTGAAGACGTCACACCCGAAGGGTCTGTGGGCATCAAGGCCTGCACGCTCGACGTGGTGATGCATTACGCGAGCAGCCATCCCTTGGCCTGATCGCCTCACAAACTTTAACAACCTGGAGATTCACCATGGCTCGTGCATATGGCGCGAACGCCAGCCTATTGGCTGCGTTTGAACCCACCTATGGCAACACACCGACCGGAGACTTTGGAAAGATTCCATTTGTCTCCACCACCTTGGGCTCAGAGCAAGGCCTGATTGCTAACGATCTGATTGGCCTGGGTCGAGACCCGAGTGCGCCCATCCGTGACGTGATCAAAGTCGAGGGTGACATCGTCATTCCCATTGACCTGCGAAACATCGGCATGTGGCTCAAAGCCCTGCTGGGTAATTCAGTGAGCGTTGGGGACACCGCACACACCCACACCTTTGTGTCTGGCAACTCAGGTCTGCCGAGCCTGTCACTGGAGACAGGACTGCCAGACATCCCGGCTTACTTCCTGGCCTCTGGTGTGATGGCCAACTCGCTGCAGGTGAAGTTCGCACGCTCTGGTGCAGCGGATGCCACCTTGGGCCTGATTGCTCAGGGTGAGGTCAAGCGCACCGCCAGCGCAGACGCGACGCCCACAACTTTGCCGATCACCCGCTTCAATCAGTTCCAGGGTTCGATCAAAAAGAATGGTCAGGCTCTGGGCAACGTAGTCGCGGCGCAGTTGACCTATTCGAACAATTTGGCGCGCATCGAAACGATTCGCTCCGACGGAAAGATCGAAGGGGCCGATCCCACGGTGGCCAGCTTGACGGGCAACTTGGAAGTGCGCTTTGCGGACACGGAATTGATCGACGCCGCGACCAACAACACCCCGCTGGAGTTGACCTTCAGCTATGTCATTGACGCCACCAAGAGTCTGACTTTCATCGCGCATGAGGTGTACCTGCCCAAGCCCAAGCTTTCGATCTCTGGCCCGGGGGGTATTCAAGCCACCTTCGACTGGCAGGCTGCCAAGAACACCGCAGCCGGTCACATGCTGACCGTGCAACTCGTCAATGACGTGGTTGCGTACTGAACTTAAGAGGCAAACATGCTCAAACTCAATCTGAAACGTGAGCCGTATTGGCTCGACCTGGTCCAAGGTGTGCGCATCAAAGTCAAGCCTGCGACCACTGCTCTGGTCATGGCAGCTCGCCATGCAGCGGCCCTGATCGATGGCAAAGACCACGCGGCAGCCGGAGAACGCACCGCCACCCTCATCACCGAGTTGGCCAAGGCTGCCATCTTGGCTTGGGAGGGTGTGGGTGACGAAAAAGGCAAAGCCGCAGCCGTTACGCCCGACGGCATTGCTGCGCTCATGGAACTGTGGCCTGTAGCCGATGCCTTCGAGCGTGAATACCTGGCCGCGCTTTATCTCTTGGATGCCGAAAAAAACGGCTGAAGGCCCGCACCGAATGGCACTTCGGTGGTGGGGCCGCGTACTGCGGGGCATGCGAGGCGACCTGTCCTGAGTGTCCGTACCAGGTGAATTCACCCCGGACCGAAGAAGGCTGGCAGGCCCTCGCGGTGCTTGATGTCTGTTCATCCCAAGTGCGCGCTGTTCAAGGTGCAGTGCTGGGCATGGACTTCAACGCGTGGATGTCTGCCAGCCAGGCCCTGGATGCAGACCCTGCTGCCATGACCCATTTATTCCCAGCCGTCGAGGCGGGCCTGACTCAAGCGTTGAACAAACCATCTTCGGACAACCCACATGGCTGAACGTAACCTATCGATTCGACTGGCTGTCATTGACGGCGGCAAAGTCAAAGCCGAACTGGCAGATGTGGGCGAGGCCGGAGAGCGATCGCTCAAAAAGATCGAGTCGGCATCGCAGCCTGCCTCTGCTGGTCTGAACCTGCTATCCAAGGCGGCCAACGATGCATTCGTGCGCATGGAAGACGCAACATCCCGTCTAGGAATGCTGGGCAGTGTTCTCGGTCGTCTTGGTCCCGCCGGGATGATCGTGGGGGCATCCGTTGCTGCGCTCGGCTATGGCATGCATCAGCTGGTTGTTCCGGTTGCTGAGGTTGGCGAAGAGCTCAACAAGCTTTCTCAGAAAACCGCTGTTTCGGTCGAGGCCTTGTCGGCACTGTTGTATGCCTCCGAGCTGTCGGACGTGAGTGCTGAGAGTTTGACCAAGGCGCTCAAATTCCTCTCGACTGCCATGTTTGACGCCAAGGTCAAGGGTGGCGAAGGCAGTGCGGCGCTCAAGGCGTTCGGGGTGTCGGCGCTGGATGCGCAAGGGCAGATTCGACCAACTGAGCAGGTGCTCTTGGATCTGGCGGAGAAATTCGCAGCCATGCCCGACAGTGCAGAAAAGGCGGCACTCGCTGTCAAACTGTTCGGTAAGAACGGTCTAGACATGATCCCCATGCTCAACCAGGGGCGTGATGGGCTGACTGAAATGATGGAAGAAGCCAAGCGCCTCGGGCTGGTCATGTCTGCCGATGCAGCACGCGCTGCAGAGGAATTCAACGACAACATGAAGCGCTTGCACGCGGTCAACGAAGGCGTGCAGCGCCAAATCGGATCCGCGTTGCTGCCGATCCTGGCTGACCTGACGGAGCAGATGTTCCTGGCCAAAACCGAGGCCGGTGGATTCACGAGCGAGTTGCAGACCATCACGCACAACAGGCAACAGGTTCTGTCCTTTCTCGAGGAGGTCGCGACAGGGCTGGGATTCATTGCCGAGTCGGCAGTGCTTGCCAAGCGTGTGATCAGCCAGCCGTTTGACAGTCTGCAAGTGGTCGCCAAGGACGTGGAGACCTGGATCAAGACGGACATGCTGCGCTCCATGAAGTCCATGGGTTATGACGAGACGCAGATCAATGCCGAAATCGCCAAGTTGCAAGCGGCGCGCGATCGGTTTGTCGAGGCGGCCAACGACCGCTTGACGCACCTGACGGACAACCCAGGCTACGTCAACAAGATCGAAAAGTTCTTCGATGAGCAACGTCGTACGGTGCGCGTCATGGGGCAGAAATTTGTCCTGGAAACAGCAGAGCAAGCTGCACAGGTTCAGAAGATCTATGACGAGTTCTTGCCCAAGATGCCTCGCAAACGACCCAGTGGGTTAGATCTGTCTGGCTTTGAAAAGAACAACGAAGGCTTGCAATTCCTGAAGCAGTTGGAGCAGCGGGCGCTGCGCGTCACCCAAGGTGAAGGCGCTGAGTTGCGCGCACGGGCCTTGGAGCTGGAGCGCAAGGGCTATGCAGGTGTTGTCAAGGAAGCGGAGAAGTACATCGAAGCCATCGAGCGGATGGAAAAGCAGAAGGAAGCCGACAAGAAATTCGAGGAGTACGAGAAGGAGCTGCAAAAGGTCCATCAGATCACCGAGAACTACATCGGCAACAACCGCCTCAAGCAGGAAGAGTTGCAGTTGAAGCGCCAGCTACTGGATGTCGGCGAAGTCGAGCGCGCTGCGCTGCAGACCCGCTTCGAAATGGAAAAGGCGGCTGTCATGGCATTGCGCCAGGCCGAGCAAATCAACGACCCTGGCCTCAAAGCCGAGGCTATCGCTGCGATCAACGATGCTTTGGCGCGGCAGTTGCCGATCGTTGAAGAGCTTGCACGGGCCAATGTGGAATATCAACGCAGCTTTGACTATGGCCTTCGCAGTTCTCTGCGCACCTACATCGAGGACGCGACCAATGCGGCCAAGCAGGCTGAACGTGCCGTAACCGGTGCGTTCAAGTCCATGGAGGACGCGATGGTTCAATTTGTGACGACCGGCAAGGTGGACTTCAACAGTCTGGCCAACTCGATCATTGCGGACCTGGTGCGTATCCAGATTCAAAAAATGATCACCTTGCCTTTGGCCGGGTGGATGAGCGGACTGAACCTGTTTGGTGGTTCAGGCGGCAACGGGTTGGGCGGTGCATTCCCTGCTGGAGCTACGGACCTGATGTCGGGCGGCACGATGGTGGCGCACACCGGTGCCCTGATTGGCAGCGATGTGCTGGCCACACGCTCTGTCGGGCTGCAGCACTTCGATGGCGCTCAGCGGTTTCATACCGGTGGCTTGGTGGCAGGTGAGGTGCCCATCATTGCGCAGCCGGGTGAGGCGGTATTCACGCCGGGCCAGTTGCGCGCCTTAGGTGGTGCATTGGTAAAAAACAATCCGTCGCCGGTCAAGGTGCTGGTGAATGTGACCAACCATGCCTCGGGCGTGGACGCGAGAGTTCAAACCACCCAGCAACCCGACGGCAGTACCCGGCTGGATGTGATCGTCGAGCAGATCGAGGCGCGCATGAATCGTTCCATCAACCAGGGCGTGGGCATTGCCCCCACGCTTGAGCGTCGCTATGGGCTTAACCCAGCGGTAGGAGCTTTGCGATGAGTGATGTGACCTTGCCTGTTGGCATCCCTGTTTGGCCGGACACCTTGCCGTTGCCACGTATCGAGGGCTATGGGCTGGCCCCGCAATCGAATGCGGTGCGAACGGACATCGATGCCGGGGCGGCTCGGATGCGCTTGCGCTCCACGAGCACGCTTTATCGGGTGCGCGTTGAGTGGCGTTTCTCGCAGGAGGCGTTTGCCGTTTTTGATGCCTGGTGGATGCATGTCCTCAACCAAGGCGTTCTCTGGTTTGCGATGCCCTTGGCGGCTGGCTTGGGTGTTCAGGCGGTGCAGTCCCGCTTCATTGCGCCGTGGGACACCGAGCTGTTGACCGGCAACCGATGGCAAGTCAAAGCGCAATTGGAAGTGCAGGAATTTCCACGGCTCACAGCCGATGAAACCCAAGTCGCTGCGGTGCTGGGGCCGGATGCCATTGCGCTGGGCGAGCGCCTGCACACCTGGCTCAACCAATCCATGGCGGCGGCTGATTACTGGTAGATCAATTTAAGGAACCCAATCATGACCCTCAAGACCCGGCTGGATGAAGCTGTGGGAACGATCGAGGGGGATGCCCAACTGCTCCATGAGATCGTCCACGGGGATGATCAGACGACCGTGACCACGCAAGGTGGCCAGGTCAAGAGCGTGGCCAACGTCATACATGGGGTTCAAACCCAACTTGATGCGTCCCGCCAAGATCTGACCAATCAGGTGGCTACGGCCACCCAACAAGCGAGTAATGCTGCTCAATCGGCTAGCAATGCATCGACATCGGCCACAACAGCCAGTACCAAGGCAAGTGCGGCCAGTGATTCTGCAACCAGTGCGGCAAGTTCTGCGACGGCTGCGGCGTCTTCGGCAACCACGGCCAGTACCAAAGCCAGTGATGCCAGCAGCAGCAAAACGGCAGCGGCCACCTCTGCAACCAATGCGGCCACCAGTGCCACCAATGCAGCGAGCTCGGCAACAGCGGCGGCAGCCTCGGCCACCACCGCGACGCAAAAGGCCAGCGATGCGGCCACCAGTGCCAGTTCGGCGGCGAGCTCCGCCTCCACGGCCAGCAGTAAGGCAACAGATGCACAGACCGCTTTGGCGTCGGCTCAGTCGCAGGCTTCGTTGGCGTCTGACTGGGCGCAAAAAACCGCTGCAACCGTTGACGGCACTGGGTATTCGGCGAAGTATTGGGCCGGTCAGGCAGCCAACTCGGCAGCAGTGGTGACCACCAATACGGTGATTCCGGCTGATGTGTTTGCAGGGGATGGCGTCAAGACGGATTTCACCCTCAGCCATCCCGTGGCCTATCCGGGTGCTGTGTTGGTGACGGTGGCTGGAGTTCCTCAAGCACCGATAGATTCGTACTCGGTCCCCGCAAGTACGACCCTGCGCTTTGTGTCCGCACCGGCAACAGGTGTGGGCATCAGTGTTCGGTATCTCGACAAGGAGGCTCAATCTGGCGCAGCGTCTGCACAGGAGTGGGCCACCAAAACCGGCGGTGTGGTCTCCGGCTCGACGGAATATTCGGCCAAGTACCACGCCCAGGCAGCTGCTGCGAGTGCCACTTCGGCATCGTCGTCTGCGACGGCGGCATCTGGAAGTGCGACATCGGCAGCAGGCTCCGCAACCACGGCCACGACCAAGGCTGCCGATGCAGGGACGTCGGCCACCAATGCGGCAACTTCAGCCACCACAGCCAGCACCAAGGCCAGCGACGCTGCGACATCGGCGACCAATGCTGCCAACAGTGCCAGTGGTGCATCTGCCTCTGCAACAATAGCAACGGCTAAGGCCACCGATGCAAACAGCAGCGCAACAGCTGCAGCAAGTTCGGCCAGCAGTGCATCTGGCAGTGCCATTCTGGCGCAGGATTGGGCGACCAAAACGACAGCCCCCGTCAGCGGCAGCGACTATTCGGCCAAGTATTACGCCCAGTCGATCTCTGCTTCAGCATCAACCGCCACGCAAAAGGCAACGGATGCGGCGGCCAGTGCGACGGCTGCGGCTGGTTCAGCAAGTACCGCCTCGACCAAAGCCTCGGATGCCGCAACGTCGGCGACCAATGCAGCGACTTCTGCCAGTACCGCCAGTACGCAGGCGGCTGCAGCGGCAACCTCAGCCACGAATGCGGCGAGCTCCGCTACTGCAGCGGCAGGTTCGGCCACCACCGCAAGTGGCAAAGCGACGGACGCAGCCAACAGTGCCACAGCGGCAGCAACCTCGGCCAGCAACGCCAGCACGAGTGCCACCAATGCAGCAACTTCGGCCACGTCGGCAGCTGGGGCAGCCACAACGGCAACGACTAAAGCTGGGGATGCAACGGCGAGTGCAACTTCCGCTGCTAATTCGGCGACTGCGGCGGCAGGCAGTGCCACAAGCGCAGCAGGGTCGTTGACGGCATCGCAGGCGCAAGCAACACTGGCTTCTGATTGGGCGCAAAAGACCACCGGTACGGTCGACGGCAGTGGTTACTCAGCCAAATACTGGGCGGGGCAAGCGGCAGGATCGGCAGCAGCGGTGACGGCCAATACGGTCATTCCCGCCGATGTGTTCACCGGCGATGGCGTGAAGACGGATTTCACAATCAGTCGGCCCGTTGGATATCCCGGAGCACTGATGGTGACGGTTGCCGGGGTGCCTCAAGCACCCTTGGATGCCTACACCACACCAGCCACGACAACACTCAGATTCAGTTCGGCTCCTGCCAATGGCGTCGTGATCAGCGTGCGCTACCTGGACAAGGAAGCGCAGTCTGGCGCAGCCGCAGCCGAGGAATGGGCGAACAAGACGTCGGGACCTGTTTCAGGATCGACCGAGTATTCGGCCAAGTACTACGCACAGTCCATCGCTGCAAGTGCGGCGACGGCCAGTCAGCAAGCAACCAGTGCCGCGAATTCGGCTGCGGCGTCGGCTGGCAGTGCGACCGCATCGGCGAACTCTGCGACAGCATCAGCAACATCTGCCACCCAAGCTCAGAGCTACATGAGTCAGGCGCAGGGGTATGCCGCTGCAGCGGGCGGCTCCAGCGTCGCTCCACAGGTCTTTACAGGCAATGGTTCGGCTACTGACTTCAGTCTGAGCACTGCAGCGTCCAGCGTCCACAAATTGATCGTGACGGTCAATTACGTGGTGCAGGACTCACTCGATGCCTACGTCCTGGTCAATTCCGGGGCGACTTTGCGATTCACATCAGCACCAGCCGCCAGCGCGCGGATTGTGGTGCGTTACATCTAACTAGGAGAAATCATGGCGATTACGCGCATCCCCAAAGCGGGGCTGGATGATGCCTTGCAGAACGAAATCAATGGCAAGTTGGACAAGGCCGGTGGAACCATGACGGGCTCCATCACGATGACCAATGGAGCCTTGTTCAAGAGCAGCGTCACAAGTGATGACGCTCGAAATACGGGCTACAAGATGGCCGACGGGCAGGACATCGGAGAGATGAATCGCTCAAGTCAGTACTACGACGACCGGGCCACCAACTGCAATGGATATCTGCCTAATGGCAACTGCGCCAGTAACGGGTACTGGAATCCACCCAATGGCAATTGGTGGACTTGGGGAGTGAGCGGCGTGCCGACAGGAAACTGTGCCAACTGGGGCAGCTATGACGGTGCAGGCGGCACCTCTCAGGTCTTCAACGCGGTGTCGGTCGGATTCAACTACGACGGGTACTACGAAGCCGCCAATGAGATCGGTGGTTCTGAATACCACCGTTGGTATCGCAATTGCAACTGTGGGGCGTTCAACTGCCGAACCAATTGCAATTGCAACTGTGCCTGTTGCGGCTGCTGCTGAGGAGATGCGATGAAAGTCTATATCACCCGTCCCCCGGCCTATGCAAGCTCGCCAGATCACGTGGTTCGTGTCTTGGTCGATGCGCCAAAGCAACGCGTTGGTGTTGAGATGTGCATTGTTTTTTCACCCAATCCCAGCGAACCAGTGCCAGATGATGGGAGCGTTGTGCAAAGCGGTGACAAGTTCTACAAGGTCATCGCTGCCAGCGAGTTTGACTATGAGCTGCTCAAAAGAAGTACGGGGTGGGCGGATCGTCAAGCCTGGCATCTGACATTCCGTTGGGATGTCCGGTCGTTCACTGATCCGATCCCGCTCTACACCTATTCCATGGCCACCAAGATGTCGGCCCCAGAGTTGTCCCGAACGACTTACCAAAACAATCTGTCGGTGGGCTTTGTGGTTCCGTTCTCGGACTCGGCCTTTGAAGACTGTGCTGTGACCGTGAACATCAACCCCGATGTGAACAAAGGCGATTGTGTGGTGATGGGCGTGGACGCCTCGGAAATCGAACGTACCGACTATTCGGCGAGTGCCCAGGTACGGGAGTTGATCTTGTTGCCTGGTGTCCAGATATCAGCGCCAACGAGCTGTACACCTGACGGCCAGGTCAACGTCCAGGTGCAAGTGCTTGATGCAAATGACATGCCTATTGAGCACGATGCTGAAATCTTTCTTGAGGCGGTCAATGGCTACCTTCCAAAGACCCGCATCAAAACAGTCAACGGCCAGGCAAGTGTCCCTTTCATGGCCTTGGGCCTTGTGGCAGGAGATTCAGCACGGGTCAAAGCCGGTTTCAAATATTTCAGTGGTGCTTCTGATGTCTCCATCCAGATCCATGACTAAGGAGCTGTTTGGAGCAAGGGTATATGTCGGTCTCCATCCATTTCCAGATGACGTGATGCTGGAGATGCGCAAACGGGCGCTGGCTTTACACGAGAGCATTAATCCTCATGGCATGCCATGGTCTCGATGCACACGGGAGAGTTTGCATGTCGTCGAACCATTTCAGCAGGTTACGGAATTGATCGAGCATGTGGTCGAGACTGAGTACGGATGCAGTGTGAGCCACCTGACTGGACGAGAAGTGGTCATACAGAAAGGGCAATGCCTGCCGCTGCACTGTGAGGACACCGATCTGTCAGCGGTATTCGTGCTGAGTACTGAAGCCAGGGCGAATCCTGAGCGCAGTGATTACTCCGGCGCATTCGTTTTGGTCAATCCGAGTGGAGCGTTTGGATTCAAGCGCCTGCCATGGGAGGGGCTGAGATCGGAACTGATTTATCCGGCAGCAGGAATGCTGTTGATTTTCCCGAGCTACCTGGCTCACCACACTCACCCCTACAACGCACAGGAGCCAGCGGTTGAGTTGCACTTCGAACTCAACGTGGTCGACAACCATGCCCATCAACGTTTACGACAACCCAGTTTCCCCCGAACTCTGTGAAGCAACGCGAGCCTGGCTTTTGTCGCAAAGCCCCATCTTCGGATGGCGAGCACACGCGAATGCACCAGGCGTGTTCTGGCATCGAAATTTCGTGTTGCCAGGAATACATCAACACCACTATGACGATGATGCTTGGAATTCTGAGCTGAGTTACGAGGCCTTTTGTGCGTCGAAAAGCCCCTTGGCTGAGGTTGCCGAGATCGTTCGCCAGCAGCACTTTGGCGGAGAGTCCTTCACTCGGATCTGGGCTAACTTTCAGTCCTTTGGTGACGAGTCAGCATTTCACAGGGACTTCCCTGTGCAGTACGCACGGACTGCCCGCACAGCCGTTTGGTATCCAATGATGAACTGGGAGAGGGATTGGGGTGGTGATTTCATCACTCTCTCGGATGACGGAGAGGTCGATGCCTGCACATTGATTAAACCCAATCGACTGGTGGTGTTTAACGGGACGCAAACGCATGCAGCTCGTCCAATTTCTCGCTACTGCAGCGAACTGCGAATAGCAGTTTCATTCGGATGTGAGGTGATCAATGCTTGAGCATCTATGGAGCACTCCAGTTCTCCATGAGGAGTCGCCCTTCACCATGGACCAGCTTGAGGAGTTGAAGCAATTCACAACTGAGCGATTTCGCAATCACAAAGCCAATCCGCCTCGTCATGCATTGCCTGATGTGCCCGTGAAGTTGCGAACGCAGCTGAATCTGTTCTTGCCTGATCATGAGATGCATGCCCCAGCGGTCTGGTTTGAATTCAAACGCTGGGTAGATCGCACCTACCGCGCCTATCTGAAAGAGGCCCATGGAGTTAGGAATGTGAACGAGCTTGAAGTGCTCGCTCGGTGCATCCCTGTCTGCTACCAAAAGGGCATGCGCGCGCAGCCTCATTACCACCACACTGGCGATCATGTGCTGTGTCTGTATTTGGATTGCGGCAACGACCGAATACCTCCTCAGGACCGTGATTGGACGGTCGGAGATGGTGAATTGCTCTTACAGGACCCCCGCCCCATGGCGGGGTTTCCATTTTGGGAGAAGGTTCGCTACATCGAAACATCTCCCGGCCTGGTCGTATTGCACCCATCGCGGGTATGGCATGAGACCAACCCCTTCAATGCCCCAAGCGGTCAACGCACCTTGTTGGTCGTGACCCTGCGTGTGGCGTCCCACAACTACACCGAGCTGTACACCCGGCTATGAGCCGATTCGGAGATGACGATGATTGAGAAAACCATAGACCTCGTTGATGACGAGCATGTTTTGTTCACTGTGACGGTAGTCGAAGGCGAGCGTATCCGCTCCCGTCGTGAGTACCACTTGGCCAAGTTCGCCCACCAAGACGCTGAAGAGGTCTGCCGACAGGCTTGCCCCGAGGCATTCGCACAAGAGCCGTCGGTTCAGAGTGGAGGCGTGTGATGGCCAAGTTCACATTGCTGGCACGCGATCGTGCCAATTCACCCGTTACGCTGACTTACGACAACCAGACCAGTGAACTGCTTGATGGGGATCTGATGCCTTGGCCTCTGCCGTATGTGGAAAAAACCTGGTCGGTTGGTCACATCGAGGCGATTAGCCAGACGATGCCAGGGCGCAAAGAGAGTCCAAAAGTTCTGAAAATTCAGCTCGGTCTTTCATGCAACTATTCGTGTGACTACTGCAGCCAGCGATTCGTTCCTCATGCTGAAGAAACAACGCAGTCAGATGTGCCGCAGTTCTTGCATCTGCTCGAATCAAGTCTTGAGAGGGCTCCAGAGCGCATTGAGTTCTGGGGAGGGGAGCCGCTGGTCTACATCAAGACCTTGCGTCCATTGGCCGAGGCCCTGCGACAGCGATACCCGACTGCTTCATTCAGCATCGTTACCAACGGCTCTTTACTCAACCCTGAGGTCAACACCTGGCTTGATGTGATGGGATTTGGCGTCGGCGTTAGTCACGACGGACCAGGACAACCCGCTCGCGGCCCAGATCCGTTGAATGATGAGGCGAGTCGCGAAGGAATCATGGATTTGTATCAACGACTTGCACCGAAGGGGCGCATTTCGTTCAATGCTATGGTCCATAGAACCAACACCAGCCGGGAGGAAATCGCCAAGTTCTTCCTCCAGTTGACAGGAGACCCATCGCTGTCAATCGGCGAAGGTGCTTTTGTTGATCCTTACGATGCTGGTGGCTTGGCCAATTCGATCCAGTCTGATCAGGAGGCGTTTGCATTCCGACGTCAATCGCTTGATGAGATCCGTCGTGGTCGTATCGTTCATTTGGACGTGGCTCGATCCCGCATGCAGGAATGGGCGCGCAGTATCTTGGAGCGTCGTCCTGCCAGCGTATTGGGCCAAAAGTGCGGGATGGATACCGCGAATCAAGTCGCCGTCGACCTTATGGGTAATGTGCTCACCTGTCAGAACGTGAGCTCGGTTTCTGTTGCACCCAATGGGCAATCACATCACATTGGCCATCTCTCCAATCTCAAAGCAGCTGCACTCAACACATCGACACACTGGTCAAAGCGTACGGAATGCCTGAATTGCCCAGTGCTTCAGGCTTGTAAGGGCGCTTGCATGTTCTTAGAGGGGCCGTTGTGGACAGCCGCCTGCGATAACGCGTACTCGGACCATGTGCCATTCTTTGTGGCCGCTATTGAACACCTAACCGGGTGTGCCGTTTATCGCATCGAAGGCGATTTGCCAGAGGATCGAGCTGACGTTTTTGGGCTGAAGTCGCAGGACCAAAGATCACCGCGACGCAAGTTCATCCCGATCGAGGTCTCAAATGCCTGATGCAGCACTTTCTGAGGCGCTTCGGGAGGCTTATGCAAGCGCTCCAAGCAACGTGATCATCCTGCATACCCTGGAGATCCGGCATCCGGACTTCAGGGACGACGCGGGTAACTCGACGGCGATCCGGGTGGTGCGTGATCAGCAAGACTTACTTGCGAGGCTTGAGGCATCAGCCCCAATCAATGCGGGCCAGCAGGTTCGATTCGTTGCCATGGGCTTTGAGCTTGATCTTCCGCCGGTGGATATCGCGCCGGTTCCCGAAATTGCGATCACCCTGGACAACGTCACCCGAGAGATCGTGAAGCACTTGGACGAGGCATCGGCTTCGGAGTCATCCATTGAAGTGACCTACCGTCCGTACCTGTCCAACGATCTGAGTGGTCCGCAGATGGATCCACCGATCACGCTCGTGATCACCGAAGTCGAGGCCGACGTGCAGCGGGTCACCGCCAAGGCACGCATGGCGGACATTGGCAACAAGACATTCCCGTCACGTCTGTACACCGCAACCGAATTCCCAGGGCTGGCCCGATGACAGATGAAGATTCACCGAGTTGGGCGATCCAGTACATCGGTCGTCCGTGGATTGCAGGTGAGAGAGGCCCCGAGTCATTTGACTGCTGGGGCCTTTTTCTATGGGTTCAGAAGACGCACTTCGGTCGTGATCTTCCTGTGATTCCTGTGGACGCACTGAATCTGCGCACGGTCCTTCATACGTTCAGAACCCACCCTGAGCGGCAGCGTTGGGTGGCAGTCGATGTGCCCAAGCAGGGCGATGCAGTGTTGATGCGTCAGTCTCGACACCCCGTGCATGTGGGCGTGTGGGTCGATGCGGACGGCGGTGGTGTCTTGCATTGTGCCCAGCAAATTGGGGTGGTGTTTCAACAACTGAGTTCCCTTGCTAGTCACGGCTGGCAGGTGGAGGGGTATTACCGATGGAAGGAATTGCCATGACAAGCGTTTGCATGTCAGGCCTACCTAGTCCTGGACTGGTCATTTGGATGCGAAATCCGTTCGAGCCCAGTGATCGGCAGGTAAGCCATGTGTTTGGTTCGCCCACGATCGCTCAATGGATGAATCGCGATGGCATCGAGCTCGATCAGCCCACCTTGATCCTCAAAAATGGCCAGCCGGTGCTGATGGCGCATAGAGCTGTGACGCCGATCGATGCAGGTGATGTTGTTGCTTTGGTCACTTTGCCCCAAGGCGGTGGAGGTGGCGGCAAGAACCCGCTGAGAACTGTCCTCATGATCGCCGTCCTGGTCGTTGCCAATGCGTATGGCGGCGCACTGGCTGCCTCAATGGGGTATTCAGGAACGCTGGCCACGGCGGTGGCGTCCACTGCGATAGCGGTTACAGGGTCGGTGCTCGTCAATGCACTGGTGCCATTGCCCAATCAGTCCTTGCCCTCTGCATCGGCTAACACGACATCCCCCAGCCCAACCTATTCCTTGCAGGCGCGCGGTAACTATGGACGTCTGTCGCAACCAGTGCCCGTGATTTATGGCCATCATTTGGTGTACCCGGACCTGGCCACCATGCCCTATACCGAGTACGAGAACAACGAGGAATATCTGCATCAGCTGCACGTCATCGGCGTGGGCCAGTTTCAGTTTGAGGAGCTGTCCATCGATGACAGCCCGATCAGCTCGTTTGCCGAGGTGCAGGCACAGGTCATTGAGCCTGGCGGACAGAACACCTTGTTCAATCCCGATGTGGTCACTGCCCCAGAGGTGTCCGGACAGGAGTTGATTGCAGTCAGCGATGCTGGTTCTATTGTTGGCCCCTTTGCCCTGAACCCCGTAGGCACACAGATCAATCAGGTTGGTGTCGATGTGGTGATGCTGCGCGGTCTTTATTACGCCAATGACAGCGGTGCATTGGAGAGCCGGTCGGTGCAATGGCGCGTCGAAGTGCGAAGCATCAACGACGATGGCGATGCCACCTCGGGCTGGCTCCATGTGGCAGACGAAACCTTTTCAGCCGCCACGAATACCGCGCAACGCTTGTCGTTCAAGTATTCGGTGTCACCTGGGCGTTATGAGATTCGCCTGCAGCGTCTTGATGCGCGGGACACCAGCAACCGAGTCGGTCACGAGCTGCGCTGGGGGCAGGCCAAGGGCTATTTGGCGGGATCGAATTTGCCCACTGATCTGACCTACTTGGCGCTCAGGATGCGTGCCACCGACAACTTGTCCCAGCGCTCCTCACGGCTGGTCAATTGTCTGGTGACGCGCAAGCTCCCTATCTGGAATCCGAGCACTGGATGGTCTGCGCTGCAACCCACTTGCTCGATTGCGTGGGCCTTCGCGGATGCGGTCAAGTCCAGCTATGGCGCAGGGTTGCCTGACCGGCAATTGGACCTGGCGGACTTGGCACGTTTGGATGCGGTGTGGTCGGCACGAGGGGACACCTTCAATGCCGTGTTCGATCAAAACCAGACGGTGTGGGACGCCTTGGGGCAGATTGCCAGGACGGGGCGTGCTGTACCGTTCTTGCAAGGCGGGATTGTTCGTATCGTTCGTGATGAACCCAAGACCATCCCGGTGGCGCTTTTTTCTGCAAGAAACATCGTGCGCAACAGCTTGAAGATCCAGTACCTGATGCCAGGCGATGCCACGGCGGATGCAGTCACGATCGAATACGTCAATCCCAAGAGCTGGAAGTCCGATGAGTTCACGGTGGCCTTACCTGGATCTCAGGCGGCCAAGCCTGCTCGTGTGAGGCTGTTTGGCTGTACCGATAAGTCCCAGGGTATACGCGAGGGGAAATACATCGCGGCGGCCAATCGGTATCGCCGACGAATCGTGACCTTTCGCACTGAGCTGGAAGGGTTGATCCCGACCTATGGCGACCTGATTGCCCTCAGCCATGACATTCCACGTTGGGGTGTGAGTGGTGAGGTCTTGAGCTGGGACAGCCAGTCGAGAACCGTGCGGTGTTCTGAGCCGCTGGGTTGGCAGTCAGGAGCGGCTCATTACCTTGTTCTGCGAAAGCCAGATGGCTCGGTTTCTGATGCCGTTGAGGTTACGCAGGGCTCAACTGCCGCCCATGCCATCCTGAAAACCCAGCCCGGTTTTGAGCCACTGGTTGGTGCTGACCGAGAGCGAACGCACTTTGCTTTTGGTGTGGGGCAGTCCTGGTCTCAATTGGCGCGCGTCATGAGCGTCAAGCCCAGGGCTGAGCAGGTTGAACTGACTTGCGTGACTGAGAACGCGTTGGTGCATACCGCTGATCAATCCTGATCTGAACCTGATTTTTGTAACCGCCCGCCGAGGAGCAATCCTGGCGGGTTTCTTTTTGGAGAAATGAATGCCAGAACCGACAAGTAGTGGGGTTGCCGGAGCAGCGGTGGCCTACAAGGCGCTGGGAGGGACAGCCGCCGCTGTAGCGAGCGGGGCAACTTTGGCCGCCGTGGTGGTCATGCTGATGACCCCACCTCGGAATAAGCGGGAGTGGGCCGTCGGCTTGATCAGTACGGTGGTGTCCAGCATCGGCGGCGGTGCATTCACAGTCGAACATTTCGATCTGCATCACTGGGCGTTCTCAACCATCGGACTGTGTGCCATGGGTGGATTGATCTTCGCCTGTGGCCTGCCGGGATGGGCGATGGTGCGCTGGACCTTTGCTTTCATCGACAAGCGTCGGGATGACTCGATCGACGAGGTGGCCAAAGATGTAAAGGAGCTGCTATGAAACCGATTGAGTTCATCGCCTTGATCGGCTCTTCCGCTCAAGGTACAGCGAAGCGAACGGGCGTATTCGCCAGCATCACTATCGCGCAAGCGGCGCTGGAGTCAGGGTGGGGTGAGTCGGGTCTAGCCAAGGTGGGCAAGAACCTCTTTGGCATCAAGGCAGACAGTCGCTGGCGAGGGGAGACTTTGACTTTGCAGACCAAGGAATTCATCCGTGGCCAGTGGGTTGTGGTGCCTGCTAAGTGGCGCAAATACGCAAGCTGGCAAGAAAGCATCGATGACCACGCCGCCTTCCTCAAGCGCAACCCTCGCTACAAGGCCTGCTTTGCATGCACCACTGCCCAGGCCTTTGCCAAGGCACTGGCGCAGGCGGGCTATGCCACCGACCCTGCATATGCGGACAAAGTCATTGGCCTGATCAAGCAGCACAACCTGCTGGCCTTGGACGGAGGTGCCCCATGAACTGGCTTAACCGTTTCATGCTGGCCAACTGGTCGCACATCCTGAATGCGTTCTTTCTGCTCATGGCGCTGCTGTGCGGGATGCAGATGGGCGAGTCCCGTGTCCAGAAGGCCTGGGATGCCGAAAAGCAAAAGATCGCGCTGGCCCAGGCAAGGCAAGAGCAGCACGTAGTCGATGTGCGGCTGACCCAATCTCAAATCACCCAGGAAATCTCAAATGAATACGCAAAAAGGTCAAAGCTGCTGGCTGATCGCCAGCCTGACAGTCGCGCTGGCGGGGTGTACAACGCCCCCGCAACCGGTGGCAGGGATCTGCCCGCCGTTCCCGACGGTCCCACAAGAGCTGATGCAGCCAGCACCGACCCTCTACCTGCTACCTCTGGAAATGCGGGAGCGGTGAGCTGCGAGCAGATGAGCAAGGATGCGGCGCAGACTACGTTGATGCTCATTGAAATTCAGCGGTGGTATGAGCGCGAGTCAAAAACTCTTCAATGAATTACGGAGAACGGTTGGCGACGAAGCAACACCTGATCCTGGAGCTTTCTGAAGAACTTGGCGTTGGCGTGCAAAAGAGCGTTCATGTCAGCACGGAAGTCCAGCCAGAAGGTCTGGGCCGAACTGCATGA